AGGCGTGGCCTGTGCCGGAGCACACACAGAAGGGAAAGACATGAAGTCCAAGTGCCACTCGTACAGCAGTCTCAAGAACTTCGAGACATGCCCTAGAAGTTATCACGAGATCCGCGTGCTGAAGAAGCATCCCTACGTGGAGTCGGATGCGCAGCGCTACGGCAACCGCTTGCACAAAGCGGCTGAGCTGTACGTGAAGGACGACGCTGCGCTCACAGACGAGTTTGCGTTTATCAAGCCGCTGATCGACTCGCTGATCCGCAAGGAAGGGCAGAAGCTCGCTGAGCAGGAGCTGTGCGTGTCGCCGCGGTTGGAGCCGCGCGGGTGGTGGGATGCCGACGGGTTCCTGCGCGCGAAGGTGGACTTGGTTGTGCTGCAGCCCGAACGTCACCATGCGTTCGTGGTCGACTACAAGTCAGGGTCAGACCGCTACCCCGATACCGACCAGCTCGACATCTGCGCCATGCTGCTGTTCCGACACTACGACTGGCTGGATGTGGTCAGCGGCGGCCTGCTGTACGTCACCGGCAACACGCTTCACCGGCACACCACGATGCGCGCTGACGCTGATAAGCTGTGGCGCAACTACCGCGAGCGGCTGGCCAAGATCGACGGCGCCTTTGCGACAGGGGTATGGAATCCAAAACAAAGTGGGTTGTGCCGCCGGAACTGCGTTGTCACTTCATGCGAATTCAACGGGAGCACATCATGAACATCGAAGCCCCAACCCGCGCCATCGAGACACGCTACAAAGGCTACCGATTCCGATCTCGCCTTGAGGCGCGGTGGGCGGTGTTCTTTGACGCCATTGGGTGGAAGTGGGAGTACGAGCCGGAAGGCTACGAGCTTGCAGACGGCACGCGGTACTTGCCTGACTTCAGAATATGCGGCAGTTTCATCGAGATCAAAGCAACTGAACCCACCGACGATGAAAAGAATAAAGCGGAGTTACTTGCAAAAGGCTTAAAAGTCAATGTTGTTTTTGGCATTGGGCTGCCTAGCGCCAAGGAAATTGCCAACGGTCTTGATGGGTACAACGGCGATCCTGACTTTACCGGATACCCAGTCGAATGGACGAATGCACTGTTGACGTTTAGCGCGTACTGCCTGCGCAAGTGGGATAGGCCCGGTATTTGCATCTCCTACGAAACTCCAGCCATACTAGATATCATTGCAGAAAACGAAGCGCGCGCGGCTCGTTTCGAGCACGGCGAAACTGGAAGGAGCGCATCATGAAAAGCGAACTTGAGAAACGTCTAACACGGCAGCTTACGGCACAAGGGCAGAAGGATGCTGAAGGCATGGCCCACGCGCTGCTTCTCGATCGGGGGCACATCAAACCCGATGGGGAGTTGACAACCAAGGGGGCTGAGCGCGATCATCTTGGACCGGCAGGGCGCGCCAAGGATCGAGCATCGAAAGCATCAGGACGTACGCACTTGCAGCGCGAGTACACATACGATCCGAAGACGAATTTGGCGAAGTTGAAACGCGGCTAGGCTGGGCGAACGCCGCGCGGGCGTGATGAACCCGCCGCCCCATGTCAGTGTGGCGCCGTAGTTTCCCGGCGTTGGGGCTGATACACCGAACCCCGAGGGTGCGTCGAAAGGCCGCCCTCGGGCAGTAGGACATGGAACAACATCAAAGGAACAACATGGAAGTCTTCGAAAACAGAGCGCTGATACTCAGGACTCACAACCCTGGCAAGTACGCCGTCATCCCCAACAGCATGGATCTTGGCGCAATGTCAGACGGCGCGCACGAAGTGGCTGTGCAGTGGGAGCTGGATGCCATCAGGGTGCTGCGAAACCTCGGCGTCAAAGATGCACCCTCGCCCATCCTCGGGCGCTACGACTGGCCCGGCCGCTACAAACCTTTCACGCATCAAAGAGACACGTCGGCGTTTCTCACGCTCAACAACCGCGCGTTCGTGTTCAGTGAGCCCGGTACAGGCAAGACGCTCAGTGCAATCTGGGCAGCCGACTACCTCATGAAGATCGGCCGCGTGCGCAAGGTGCTGATCCTCTGCCCGCTTTCGATCATGCAGTCCGCATGGCAGCGCGACATCACATCGAGCGCCATCCACCGCACTGTCGTCGTTTGTCATCACGTTGATTCCGATCGGCGCGTGCGCATGGTGGAGTACGACTACGACTTCACGATCGTCAACTACGACGGGCTGCCGATGGTGGTGAAGGCGCTGCAGAAGCGCGGCAACGTGGATCTGGTGATCGTCGACGAAGCGACCGGCTACAAGAACCCGCAGACGAAGCGCTGGAAGGTACTCAACGCGCTGCTCGGCCCCGAGACGATGGTGTGGATGATGACCGGCACGCCTGCCGCGCAGTCGCCTGTCGATGCGTACGGGCTGGCCAAGATCGTGAACCCAAGCGGTGTGCCGCGGTTCCAGACGGCATGGCGTGACACGGTGATGCGCCAGTTGACACGCTTCAAGTGGGCGCCCAAGCACAACGCTCACGAGCTGGTGCACAAGGCGCTGCAGCCGGCGATCCGTTACACCAAGAAGGAATGCCTCGATCTGCCGCCGGTGCTGACCACGACGCGCGAGGTGCCGCTGACGCCGCAGCAGGACAAGTACTACAAGATCATCAAGACACAGATGCTGGCCAAGGTGGCGGGTGAGACGATTTCAGCAATCAACGCAGCGGCAGTAGTAAATAAGCTCCTCCAAATCAGCGCCGGCGCCTCATATAGCGACAACCACGAGGTGGTCGAGTTCGACTGCGCGCCGCGCTTGCATGTGCTGAAGGAAGTGCTTGACGAGACGCCCAACAAGACGCTCGTGTTCGCGCACTACCGGCACAGCATCGAGACGATCCGCCAGTACCTGAAGGAGCATGGGGTGTCATGCGACGTCATCCACGGCGACATCGGGCGCACCAAGCGCAACGACATCTTCACTGCCTTCCAGACGAAGGACGAGCCGAAGGTGCTGGTGATCCAAGAACAGGCCGCGGCGCACGGCGTGACGCTCACGGCTGCGGATACGGTGGTGTTCTGGGGGCCGGTGATGTCGGTTGAGATGTACATTCAGTGCATTGCCAGAACCGACCGAATCGGTCAGGTATCGGACCACGTTACCGTGGTGCACATCCAGGGAAGCGACATCGAACGGCGCATGTTCAAGCAGCTGGAGACACGCGTCGCATCGCACGATTTGTTCGTCAAACTCTACGAGGAGGAAAAAGAAAGTTGAGAAAGGGCTTGCACCCCACGCAAATCTAATGTATCGTTCTACACATCGAGGGTAGTCCCTCGCAAACTGTAAAGGAAACATCATGACCACTGAAACCGCAACCGTACCGCTGGACAAGCTAGCGGGCGTCTACCTGAAGATCCGCTCTCGCATCGACGAGTTGACCAAGGCGTACGACAACGAAGTCGAGACGCTGAAGGCGCAGCAGGATGTGCTCTCCAGCACGATGAAGGATATTCTCAAGACCATGGGCATGCGCAGCGTGAACACCGTTGCCGGCACCGTGATCCTCTCCGAGAAGACGCGCTACTTCCCGACCGACTGGCAACAGTTCAAGCAGTTCATCAAGGATAACGACTTGCTCGATCTGGTCGAGAAGCGCATTGCGCAAGGCACGATGGCGAAGTACCTGCTCGACGTGCAAGAAGCAAAGGAAGCGGGCAAGGAGTTGCCCTACCCCGCCGGCATCCAGTCCGAAACGCAGCTTTCGGTAAGCGTTAGAAAACCCACCTGAAGGAATCAACATGACCGCAATGAACAACAACCTCGTACCGTTCGGCTCCGCAATCACCCGCACCGGCAGCCATGAGCTGTCGGAAGCCACCAAGGCGCTGATGGGCGCATCGTCGGGCTACCGCTTGTCTATCAAGGGCGGCGTGTTCCGGCTGCTGTCCAACGGCAAGGAGTACGCCAAGATCCCCGATCGTCATCTGGATGTCGTGATCGTCACGGCATCGCCGCATGTGTCGCGTGTCTTCTACATGCAGAAGTGGGACGACGAAGCGCCGCCGCAGGCTCCCGACTGCGTGTCGCGTGACGGTGATACGCCGGATGCGCGCTCCGCACACCCGCAAGCCAAGCGCTGCAACGACTGCCCGCAGAACGCCAAGGGTTCCGGCCAAGGCGACTCGAAGGCGTGCCGCTACAACCAAGCGCTGGCCATCGTGCTGGCCAACGACATCAGCGGCAACGTGCTCAAGTTCCAAGTACCTGCTGCGTCGATCTTCGGCAAGGGTGAAGGCGCCGGCCTGCCGCTGCGCGAGTGCGTCACACAGCTCGCTGCACACCAACCGCCGGCCAACGTCGACGAAGTGATCATGCGGCTGTACTTCGATCTGGAGTCGTCGTCGCCGAAGCTGTTCTTCAAGCCCGAGTTCTGGCTGAACGATGCGCAGAAAGCGATCGTACGAAAGCAAGGCCAGACTGAGGCAGCGAAGCGCGCGATCGAGACGACGGTGTTCGAAGCTGACGGCACCAGTGCCGCGCCGCCACTGGCGATCGCTGGTACAAGGCCCACTGCGGAAGTTGCGCCTGCCCCGGAACCTGAGCCCGAGCCGGCCGAGACCGAGGAAGAACGCGAAGCACGCGAGTTCGCTGAGTTCAAGGCGGCCAAGGCAGCCAAGGCCGGCAACGGTGATGCCAAGCCGCGCGGCCGCCCCAAGAAGGACGCCGCTGTCGTTGAGCCTACGGTGCGTGCCGCGGCTCCTGCTGCCGCTGCGCCGGGCCGCGCGGATCTGTCCAAGGTGCTCGACCAGTGGGATGCCCCAGGCGGCTCGACCGACGACTGAGAGTTTTGGGGGCTGCACCCGGCAATGTAGACACTAAGGCGGACTGGGGCGAGGATCGATAAGCCCGATGCCCAGTACGCAGCCCCGACCCGCTACTTCAAGGAAACG